AAAAGGTATTGGATTAGGTAGGCGCCGGTTTCCTCGTCGCTGCTGGTGATGTGCTTTAGGAAATCCTGCACAACGTGATACAGCTCATGGACGAGCGAGCCGGTGTCCGCGGCGTCTTCGATCCAAACGACCGCTTGGCTGCCGCAACACATCGCCCAGGCGGCGTCGGAGTCATCGGGCTGGTTGTCGGGGTCTTTGGGGTCGAGATTGAGAATGTTCGCACACCGCCGGATGGCCGATGACTGCGGGGTTCCACAATAGAACTCCACAACCAGACCAAAGGTCTGCTCTCGGACGACGAACCGGCGGGTGCGTTTCATTTAGGCGGCTTTCTTGGCCATGAGCTGGACGTAGTGGAGGTTGAGACGCGCTTGGAAGACCTTCCAGAACGGCTCGGCTGAGAACATCCAGGCGACCTCAAAGTCGTCCGGGGATTCCTTGCCAATGCGGACGATGCCGCGGCGCTGAACCTTCATGTCCGGGCGGTTCTCGTTCCAGAGTTGTTCGTAACCGGCGAGCTGGACTTTGTGGGCGCCGACGATGGCTTTGGATGTCTTCCAGTCGAGGAGGACAATCTTGCCGTCGCGGTCGCGGCTGGGTGCGTCGATGGTGCCGCCAAACAAGTAAGTTTCGCTTACAAGTTGAACCTCCGGCTCAATGACGGTGAGACCTTCTTCGTCCCACCAGCGGCGGAAGTTGTTGTAGGCGATGGTGGCCTTCTCAACGTCTGCCGGCGAGAACTCCGAAAGGTCGGGTTCGTGGTTGTGCAGGAAGCACTCGATCATAAAATGCGCCACGGTCCCGATGTCGGCTGCCTTATCTCTCACTCGTCGGTAGTCTTGACCTTCCATGCCGAGCTTCCACGCCCAGTGAATGAGGCCGCTGCTGTCCTCGCCGATCTTGGCGATGGTGCTGGCGCCCGGAACGTCGGTGCCGTCTTTCAGCGGATACTTCTGGTGCGCGCGGGTCTTCTCGAGGCGGACGATTTTGCGTCCGTCTTCGGTGAAGCGATCCGGCGCCGCGGGCTTGGCGGCGCGTGCCGCCTTGCCCTTGGTGCTGGGTTTGCGTGTGGTGTTTTTCGCTGGCATGAGGGTTACCAGGTGATCTCTTCGTCGTCGGTGCCGGTCTTGGCTGCGGCGGGCTTGGCTTCCGAAACGTCGAAGCCGTAGCTGGCAGCGCTGCCGCCATCTCCCCAAGTGACTAGTTCAAGCACCTGCACCGCCTTCGGCTGCAGCGTGATGCCAGCGCCGAGGCTGGCCGTGTACCAGGCGTAGGGCACGACAGCGACTTTGATCTTGGAGCCGCCACCAACATTGGCTTCAAGCGGCTGGCCGTCAGCGCCGAAGAGTTTCGGCTGGCGGGAATACTCTTCGCCGGCCTTGGTCTTGCCGATGGCTTTGACCTTGAGCTTGAGCTGGACGAGGCCGTCATTTTCTTCCCAAGGCGCAGCGTGCATCTTGAGCTTGTCCTTCTTCAGCTCGCGCTTTTTGTCGGCGACAAACTCAGCGAGGATTGCTTCGACATCATCGATGAACGGCTTGGCGTCCTCCGCGGACAGCTCAAGGTTGACTTTGTAGACCCCAATTTCGTCGAACTTGGTGTCGGCGCGGTTGAGGTTGGGATAGCGAGCAATGCCCGCGGGTGTGGTTAGTGTCGTGTTTGGCATGGATGTTATGTGGTTGGTTGTTGGTTTTGTGTTGGGACTAGAAAATCGGAGCGGCGAAGGATGGTGAGGAAGTCCTGCGCGCGGAGCGTGATGAACCACTCCTCGCCGTTGCGCTTGTGGGCGACGACCGGGAAGAGCTTGGCCTTGGCATCGCGGATGGCTTGGGCCATCCAGTCGCGGATCTTCACGACTTGGCAAAATTTGACCTCCCAGTGGAAGTCGGGGAGGCACGGGCAGACCACATCGGGCGAGTCGCCGAGGCCGCTGAACTGCTGACCGCGGCGGATGCCGGAGTCGCCGAAGGCTTCGCGCAGCTCATCGCGCCACATGCGCTCTCCGCGGGCGCCTTTCGCGCGGCTATTCATTGAGCGCCTCCCAAAGCTGTTTGTCCGGCGCGTAAACCGAGCCATCGCTGTCGCTAGTGCGGCCAACTGGTGCGGTGCCTTCAAAGCGGGTGAGGCTCGGACGCCAAGTAAGGTTGAGCGTGCCAGTGCGGCCGGCGCGGTGCTTGGCCACGATCAACTCGGCGTCCTGCGGGTCGGGTTCTTGGTCGGCGACCGCGTAGTAACAAGGACGATGGACTAAGGCTACGATGTCGGCGTCTTGCTCGATGCTGCCGGACTCGCGGAGGTCGCTAAGTTTTGGGCGGTTGTCGCTGCGGTTTTCCGCTTGGCGGTTGACCTGAGCGGCGGCAACGACAGGAATACCTAACTCCATGCTCATGGCCTTCAACCCGCGGCTGACAAAGCCGACTTCGTTCTCGCGGGACTGGGCGCCGGAGTGTGAGACGAGCTGGAGGTAATCAACGAAGATACACTTCACGCCCCACCGGCGGACGGCGAGGCGTGCGCGCCCGCGGATGTCAAGGAGCGTGAGGCCGCCGCGGTCATCAACGTAGAGCGGCTCGGTGCTGAATTGCGTGGCGGCATCCATGATCCGGCTCTTCATTGATGCGGTAAGAAAGCCGTTGCGAATGATCTCGGTGTTGGTTTCGGCGCGGCTTAAAACAACGCGCGCGGCGAGTTCGTTGGCAGGCATCTCAAGGCTGAAGTAAACGACCGGGACGCCGCGGCGACTCATGTTGTCGGCCATGTTGAGCATGAGTGCCGATTTGCCCATGGCGGGGCGACCGGCGACAATCGTGAGCTGTCCTCCGCGAAGACCGCCGGTGACCTGGTCGAGGTCGCGGATGCCGGTCTGTAGGCCGAGCTTTTTGCCGCCGGACATGAGCGCCTCCAGCTCGTCGAGGAGGCCCGGGACAATTGCGCTCGGTGCGCGCATGCTGTCGGTGGCGGTGGTGAGGGAAAGACTGAGGACGCTCTCGCCGGCCTGCTGCAAGACGCTGTCGGCGTCCGCGGCCATGTCCTGGGCGGCGGCTTGCATGGCGACCGAGGCGTCGATGATGCGGCGGCGGGCGTGGAGGTCGCGCAATGTCTGCGCGTGGTACTCGACTGCGGCGGGGCCGCCCGCGGAGTTGCCAAGCATCTCAGTCAGGGCGCCGGCGCCGCCGACCGAGTTGAGCTTGTGCGCGGCATCGATGCGCTGAGTCACGGCGATGACGTTGGGTGTGCCGCCGGACGCGCGGACTTCGGTGATGGTCTCGAAGACCAGCCGGTGCGCCGGCGTAAAGAATAGGTCAGGGTGGAGGCCGCTCACTTCATCGATGAGATTCGGCTCGGCCATGAGGCTTCCGAGCACGGCGCACTCGGTGGCGGACGATTGGGGAACAGTGCGTTTCATTTAGGCGTGTCCTCCGTCGTTGTCATCGCTAAACATTATGACAATCAGAACCAGCGTCCCGATCAGCAGGCTGAAGAGTGTGAGTTCGCTGACGCTCATTTTCTTTTTTCCTCCGGGCGAGCTGCGCGCGGCGACGTTCCCAGCGGTCGCAGGCTGCGTCGACTAAGCGAAATGATTCTTCGAGCCATGGCGTGATGTAATGTTCGGGTGGCGGTGGTGGTTGGTGCTCGTGGTTAGCCATGACGTTTTACGGCTTTCTGTCGTGGCGTGATCTGTAGGCAAATGTTGGCGTATGTTGGCATGGGAATCAAGGGTTTTTTGGATGTTTTTGGCGAAAAAATGCGGTCGTAATTGGCCCGGTATTTTGGGCCATTTACCGGACGCGGACTGTCGCCCTTGCCAGCGCTCATAGTGGCTGGTCTGCCATGAGCAGGGCTTCGTGTTTTTCGTTGGAGACTTCTTCGGACAGCGCGGCGCAGCGCACAAGCGCGCGCTTGAGCCGGTTGGCGCGCTTGATCAGCTCGCGGTTCTCGGCCTGCAGGTCTTTGATCTCCGCAGCGAGGCGCCGGTCCTCATTGCGGAGGAACTCCAGCTCCGCAGAGGAGCTGAAGTTGTTGCCGAAGCCGACCTCGCCGACCACCAAATCGGGCACCATCATTTTGCCCTCCTTGACTTACCGAAAAGCCAGGTGTTTCGGCGCGCGGCGCTGACCGTGGCCAGCCCGCGGCCCTCAAGGAAGCGGTCGCATGCGCGGTGGATCGCAAGGTGGTGCATCCGCGGGTAACCCGGGACGCCTTCCTCGAGCCGGATCGGGCGGCCGTTCTTAGCGT